GTTTTATTTGATGATGGTGCTTACCTTCCAATGGACCAAGGTGATATAACAGGGTTGACAGTATACCTAGACGCATAGGAGGTTAAATGGCAAATACTACCTCTGGAACAACGACATTTGATAAAACTTTTGCTATTGACGAGATAGTAGAAGAGGCTTTTGAACGTATTGGTCAACAAAACGTTGCAGGTTATCAACTAAAAAACGCTAGAAGATCTTTAAATATATTGCTTCAAGAATGGGGTAATAGAGGTATTCATTATTGGGAAATAGGTTCAACAAATTTAGATTTAATAGAAGGTCAAGCTGACTATGATTTTTTTAGATCTAGTGATGATGGCACGTCAGCAACAACAACAGATCCTGCCAGCGTGTTTGGAATATCCGATGTCCTTGAGGCACAGCTAAGGTCCAATAGAACTCAAACAACTCAATCAGATTCACCAATGACAAAAGTAGATAGATCTACTTATGCAGGTTTTTCAAACAAGTTATCTAAAGGGACACCTAATCAATATTGGGTAGAGAGATTTATAGATAAAGTTACGATACACATTTATCCAACACCAGATTCTACAAACGCATCTAAAGATATGCACTTTTATTTTATTAAAAGAATTCAAGATGCAGGAGATTATACAAATGCAACTGATGTACCATTTAGATTTGTGCCTTGTATGGTTTCAGGTCTAGCATATTATTTAGCAATGAAATATCAACCACAGTTAATTCAAGCTATGAAATTAGTTTATGAAGATGAATTAGCAAGAGCATTAGCAGAGGATGGGTCAGCTTCTAGCACGTACATTACACCTAAAGCTTATTACCCAGGAACATAAAATGACAATAATTACAAAAGGAATGGGAGCAGTTATTAAAAAATCTTTAAAAGGAACAGGTAAAAAAACAAAAGGTATTAAAAATACAGATTCCAATTTTAGAAAAGGCGCAGCTCAAGCATTAAAAGATATGAAGAAAAAAGGATTTATTGGTTTAAAAGCAAAAAAAATACCTAAAGATTTAAGTTATTTGAAAGGTTATTTAGATTAATGGCAAAGTACGCAACAGGAAAACATGCAAAAGCAATATCAGACAGATCTGGTATGGAGTTTCCATACAGAGAAATGGTTCGAGAATGGAATGGCTCCTTTGTGCACGTGTCTGAATTTGAACCAAAGCAACCACAATTAGAACCAAAACCAATTTCTGCAGATGGTATTGCATTACGAAATGTTAGAACAGATAGAACAGAGACTGCTGTCCCTAATATGTTACCGTTAAATCCTTTTACAACAACAAATGGTTCTACAACAATATCTGTTAATGAACCAAATCACGGTAGGTCTAGTGGAGAAACAGTATGTTTTAGAGACGCTGGTGTTGTTGGTGGTGTTGCTGCAGCAACAATAAATTTAGCTGCAGGATATACAATTACAAAGACAGATGCTGATAATTATACCTTTGCAACTGCAACAACATCTAGTATAAGTGAAAAAGGAGGAGGCGGTTCTGCATCAGCAGGGCCTGTAACAGTAACGGCATGATTAAAAAAATTAAAAATTTTATTTGTAAATTATTAGGCATTAAACAATGTGCATGTCCAAAGGAGGATGAGCATATAGAATATTATACTAAAACGCCAGAACCAGAAATTCCATTATACATGGACGAGAAGGGAAAATATTTAAAATGTGGGACACACAATAGATATAAAAAAAGTTGTCCAATTTGTAGAGAGATAATGGCAGGGACATAATGGCTGGATTAAGTGCATCAGGATTAAAAACACAAATTAGAAGTTATACGGAAACAGATTCAAATGTTTTATCAGATTCTGTTTTAGAAAATATAATTCTTAACGCACAGTATAGAATTTTTAGAGACGTACCTATCGATGCAGATAGAAAACAACAAACAGGTAATTTAGTTACAGGTCAAGAATCTATTAACGCTCCAGCAGGTGCAGTGTTTATTAGAGGTATACAAGTTTATGATTCAACATCAGCTGTAACTGGTGCAAATGTTTGGCTAGAAAAGAAAGATGTTACTTATCTACAGGAGTATATTTCATCAACAGAATCTGCAAAAAGAGGTCAACCTAAGTATTATGCTATGTTTGGTGGTGCTACAGGTGAATCAGACACTACATCTGGTAGAATGATGTTTGCACCTGTGCCAGACACAACTTACAAATTTAGAGTTCATTTTAATGTGGCTC